AGAGAAAAGGCCCATAGTGTAGCTACCAACTCATGTGACTATTGGTACACCGTGGCAACAGCCAAAATTTCAAACCCCACCACAGAGTTTGAATTACAGATTAGTGCTGGCGCGCGAATAGCGTACCATTCGCAAAATTGCCAGAGCATTATCCACGAACCTTTGAGCGAACCAGACCCGCGCATTTTACCATACTTGCCTGAAGATATGCACAATTGAGTGGCGTACTATCGGATCATGAAGCGGATTAGGGATGCTGAAGTTGGCGGGCAGGCAACAAACGGCACTCGCGTATGGAATTTGATCAATGGCTGCCACGGCGCGATCACTGCCCGTCCTGCCGGAACCACTACGGTTGGCGACTGGTTTGTTGCATACGATGCACCAATTTCCGCGACGCTTGGTACAACTCCCAGGCAATTGATGCCTGAAGGACACAACGACGGCTGATGGCTACAATTAGCATTACAGTTCCTGATGCCTTAGTGCCGCGGATTACCACGGCGATGCGGAATCAATTTCCACAATATTCAGCGTTGACAGACGCGGGATGTTTCAAACAGGTTACAGCTGACTATTGGCGTGGCGTGTTAGCGAATTATGAAGGCAATACGGCCGGAAGCAACGCAACAAATCAAGCAATCTCTGATGGGTCTGGGATTGGGTAATGAGCTAGAATTGGTCGCATGGTCAGCGACCTTCTTGCCGGTGTTACTGAACTGACAAAAGCTCAGCGTGAATACAAAACCGCAGAGCAGTACTATTTGGGCACACGCCCCGAGTTTTTCAGTAGCCAGCGATACCGCTACAAGCTTCAACAAACCGGCACAACATACCGCATGAATTTTGCGAAAATCCCAGTCAATGCTGTTTGCAATCGACTCACCATCGCCGCAGTTACAATAACTGATGATGCGCCTAACACGCAAATCCTCAATTCGATTATGTCGGCTAACCAGATGGATATTGAGGAACGCGAGATTCACAGACGCGCTTGCGAATTTGGTGATGCCTACGTCCTGGTCTGGCCGAATGACGACATTGATGAAGAGTTGGAAGATTTAGAGAATGATGACGTCACAGAAGCTGGCGGCGTGGAAATGTACTACAATGACCCACGCACAATGCGTCTGTTTTATGACAAAGAAAACCCCCGCAAAAAGTCATACGCCATTAAGATGTGGGACGATGACACAGATGACGCCGGTTATGCTATTTACCTGACTGGTAGCGTTGTGAATGCGTCCAACCAACCGTTGCCTTCTGAAGTTGGGCCAACGCCAGCGCCGTCTGGCAAAAAACCAATCAAGCGTGTCAACCTTTACTACAAGGACAGAATTGAAAAGTATGCGTGCCCAGCGAATCGCAAAGGTGATAGGGACCAGGACTGGGAACGGTTTGACGACGGTACTGGTGAATGGCCTACACCAAACCCATACAATTTCATACCAATTTTCCATTTCCGTACTGACAGGCCTTATGGCATTCCGGCTCATATTGACGCGTATGGCGCGCAGGACGCGATCACCAAAATTGTAATCAACCATATGGTGACTATGGATTATCATGGCTACCCGCAGCGTTACGCGCTAAGTGGCGGCGATCTTGATGAAGGCGAAACCGATATGGAAGATGTTGGTTTTGATGATGATACGCAAAGCAATTCGCAAGAGGTCAGTCGCAACAGGACTAATGTCCACGCCGAGCCAGGTCACATTTGGTTTCTGAAGAACATCAAGACAGTCGGCCAATTCGCGGCAGCTGATGCTTCTACATTCGTAACGCCATTTGGCACATATGTGCGCGCGATGTCGCAATTGACCGACACGCCCCTTCACTATTTCGACCCTATTGGTAATGTGCCTTCTGGTGAAGCCTTGCGGGTGGCAGAAGTGCCAATCGTCAAGCGTACAGAAGACATCCAAGCATTGTTCTCTGCTACGTGGTCTGACCTTTATGAGAGCGCGCTCAAAATCGCAGGTGTTACCGTCAAGCCCGGCTCAGTAGTTATTGAATGGGATAGCCCCCAAGCCCAGAATGACCAATTGACATGGGACCTTGTAACATTGAAGCTTGCTGCTGGAATTCCGGTTTGGCAGGTATTTGTGGAAGCTGGCTATTCACCACGCCAACTGAAAGAGTGGGGCGTGCCGCAGGCTAAGTACGTGTTCGCGCAACAGCAAGCGCCCAACCAATTGACACTGGGCAAACCACAAATGCGATTGCCTACCACAGGACAATTCGCTGACGTTACGCCGGCAGTCGAACCGCCAACTGGCACAAAACCACCACCTATCCCTAGCCCATACTCACCAGCTGGTAGGATTGGCTAATGCCGCAAGTCCAATTCAATTTGTCACCAACAGTTACTGGCGCCGATCTTGAACCGCGTGCCCACCAATCACGCAAATACATCATATATATGCGCAGCCCCAGGTGGCAACACAAGCGCAAAATGGCATTGCGCCGAGCTAAGTACCGTTGCCAGAATTGTGGGATCAAAACCAATTTACAAGTTCACCATTTGACATATGAACGCTTGGGGCATGAACGCCCAGAGGATTTGGTGGTGCTCTGCGAAACTCATCACAGGGAAGCAGACAAGGAGCGCGCCAGAAAAACCCAAGATCGAATTCAATCAAGATTGATAGGTTGGTAATGGCAACACCACGTTCTACATTCCGTCGCGAATTGGCACAGCTTATCAACAAATACAGTTTGGAGAATGGAAGTGACACCCCAGACTGGATCCTCGCCGATTACCTCGCCGACTGTCTCATCCAATTCAACGCAGCAGTCAAAGCCAGAGCAGAGTGGTATGGACCCGCAAAGGCTGAACCTGGACAAATGGATACCAACAGAATATCAGAGAGGTAAACGCAAATGAGTATGCCCCTGGGTAGCACCGGGGTGCCCAGGCCATATGAAATTGCGTTACGTTTGGCGCAACACAGAACTAGCACAGCGCTCCACGATGCAAAGAACACATTATCAATGCGCCTATCACATGCTGGTATTAGTGGCGAAAAGGCATTATCGCCAAGCGACATCCGGCGAGCCGGAAGCATGGCGCGAACATTACAATCTACAGCATGGCGGGCCACGTCACAAATTGTTGGCCAGGCGAGGTTTGACGCTGCCGCAGGTGCTGTGGATATCCATATGCTACCATTTGTTGCTCGCCAAGCCGCATATGATGCTATTTCTAGCACATTACCCACACAAGCGGAAACAAATGGGATTATATCCAGCGCGCTCAAGACCACCAATGGCTGGCTAAACACGATCATGGATAACTTGCCCGATAACATAACTGGCGGCCAACTTCATGATTTATTGGTGGGTTGGTTTGACCCGAATGAAGCAGGCGGTATCAGTTATGCGGCTGACCGTATGACACAAAATGAATTGGCTACCAGTTTTCATGACGCACAGGAGGCTACTGCCGAAATCCAGAACGTCCAAACCGTTATCTGGACGCTTGCTCCTGAGCATGAACATGAAGATGAATGCGACGATTTGGATGGCCAAGAGTTTGATGTAAATGATGTTCCTGATTTGCCACATATTGGCTGTATGTGCTATTTGGAAGTCGGACAGACTGGCGAGGCAGAAGAGGTGGCGTAAGCTATCTTGCGAATGCCGTGATGGCTTCACCCGCGATGGGAGAATTGAACAAATGGAAAAACTGGACGCGATGTCCAAGTGGGTCCTGCTAGGTTATCGCCGCGATGGCCGACCAATCTACCAAATAATGGGTGCTGCTGACAAGGATGATGAATCTTCAGATGAGGAAAATGAAGATGAGGAATCCGACATTGATGTAGAAGGCGAACCCGAATCTGAAGAGGATGAGGAAGAGCAAAAGCCAGCAGCAAAGAAAGCACCAGCGAAGAAAGCAGCCGCAAAGTCAACAGGCGCTGGGTATGAGACAGCACTTGCTCGTGAACGTGCTGCTCGCAAAACTGCTGAACGCCAATTACGCGAATTGCGCCGCAAGAATGAAACGGATGCCGAAAAGGCAGAGCGTGAAGCAGAAGAGAATGCCGAAAAACGCTGGCGCCCGGCTGCCATCAAGGCTGCTGCGAGAGCGGCATTGGTAGAAGCCAAACTCAAGGGTGATCCTGGTAGGGCTGTCAAACTTATTGACCTTGACGTCATTGATATTGATGAAGATGGCGAAGTGTCTGGTTTGGACGAGCAAATTGCCGAGCTCAAAAAGGATTACGCTGAATTGTTTGAAACGCCAGTCAAAAAGGCAAGGCCAAGAGCTGATGGCGCTGGTAAAAGGCCACCGAACTCAGAGCCAAAAACGTCCGCTGAGAAAATTGCTGCAATGTATGGCATGAGTTGATCAATGGCGTAAGATACTCGTCATATTCAGGGGATGCGCGAGGCTGAACCTGCCGCCACCGCGATGGGGCAAAAACCAAATTGTCGGAATGCCACATCTTTTGAAAGGTATGGTGGCGAACAATGTCCCGTTGGTCTCATGGGATTTGGACCGATGGCGCAGACCCTGGGGAATTGATTGGCTACCGCAAAGATGGCACGCCGATCTTCCTGGCCGGTGGTGGCGCCGAACTGAACTTGGACAAGTGGGTTCCTGAAGAGTACGAATCTGCGGTCATTCAGCGCGTCAATCGCGTAAGTGTCGTGGAGGCGCTGGCTTCAAGAATCACCATGGGTAGCAACATCAAAAGCGTCCCGCGTAGTGCCGGACTTTCTGTGGACTATACGTCCAAGGGCACGGCCTACAATGAAGACACGACCACCGCGGATGAGGTTGTTCTCACCGCGAAGAAATTCACCCGCGCGATTCGCATCGCAGAGGAAGACATCCAGGACTCCCTGGTCAATATCATTGCCGCGAAGCAGAAGGATTGGGCAACGTCATACGCCAAGGCTATTGACAATGCCAGCCTCGCCGTTACTGCTGCCGCAGGCGCGACGGTTCCATTCAACAGTGTGTATTACGCATTGTCTCAGGCCAATGCGAACACTGGGTACACCGCCAACTCCAACTACACATCAGCCGGTTCTGCTGTTACCTATTCAGGTTTGAACACGGCTATGAAGAAACTGGAAATGGGCGACTACTACGATGACTCGCGTTGTATCGCAGTAGCCCACCCAAGCTTCCGTGCTCAATTGCGCGGTATTCTGGACAACCAGAACAGGCCGATCTTCATCGAATACCAGACGCCAGATGTGGAAACTCAGGCGACATTGTTCGGTGTTCCGCTGCGTTGGTCTTTGGGCGCGCGTACTTCAGCTACAGCCACGAGCAACCCGGGTGGCAATGCTCTTGTGATTTTTCTCAACCCCGATTATGCGCTATTGGGTGTGAGGTCTGGGCCTGAAAGCGCATTCGCTCCTGCGGATTCCGGTGTCGGCTTCCTGACTGACGACGCGCTATTGAAGATGCGCGCCCGACGTGGGTTTGCCGTCGGTAATGAATTCGCGTTCAGCATCTACGAAAACACTGGCGCTATCTGATTGATTTTGGGGTGGGCTTCTTCAAGGAGTCCACCCCAATCTTGGAGGTTGCGATGAATGCAGATATCCGAAAGGGAGCAAATGTCAGGCACGTCGCAACTGAGCGTACAGGGGTTGTTGTAGCAAAGCCAGATGACGGCCATGCTGTGGATGAATATTCTGTCTTTGTGAAATATGACGACAGTGAAGGCGACGAAGTAGAATCGGTACCACGTAGATTCTTGCTTGAGGTGTAGGATGACAGAACCAGAAGACATGGAAATGGAAATCGAGGATGGATCATCGTCCGCCCCAAATTCAGTTCCATCTCCTGGTGATGACAATTCTGATTTTGATGGTGAATACTTTTCACCAAAAGGCGCGCCAGTTCATGAATCTGTATTCCAGGATGAGGTAGAGGTATGAGTAGCACGCCATACTCAGAATGGTATAAGGATGAATTGGTCACGGAAGCCAAGAATCGCGGTCTGGATGCCACTGGTAACAAAGCTGACATAATCAAGCGCCTTGTGGAAAATGATGCCGAAGCAGAAATCCCAGAGGTGGAAGAAGAAGCACCAGTGGTAAATGAAGAAGAGCAAACACCAGAAGAGCCAGCGGCAGCGGAACCAGAAACTGAGGAACCAACAGCAACTACTGAGGAAGAGCAAAGATACACAAAGGTCATAGCTGTTGGCGTACCATTTGAAACTGCCGACTGGGATGCTAGTGACCAAAGTGGCAATTTCGCATATGTCGTCCAAGAAGCAATAAATGCCGGATGGCGTTGCTATGGTTCAGTAACACTTGATGAAGTTGAACCAAATCCAGCTGCTCCAACCAGCAGTACACTATTGACATTCTCAGTGCCTGTTGTTCCCGCAAATATGGCGCCAAGCCTGACTATGTCACCCCGATTTGTTCTTGAATCAGGAAAGGCACAATCGTGAGTGATGAAGCGCCGGATGTCACGCATTGCGACGGATGCGGCCAAGATGACGATCACCCCAAAGGACATTGGTGGGGCAATTGGGTGAAGGAAACTGAGGGACGCGAAACGACAGTCATTGCCAATCCCTCATTCCATTTCGATTGCACGCCGCAGGAATATCTCGACATGTGGGGTGATGCGCCTCAGCACGCGCGTTCGATGGGTGCTGTCGAAGCGGCAAAGAGTGGTATTCACGGTAATGAATTGCGTGCTCATATTCGTACATTGCCGGATGACAATTTGGTGGGTCAGGAATGAGTAAATTCACGACATTCGCAAATGACTGCCTTGATGCATTCTATGGCGGTTATGCGGCCGCTGGCTACACAGCCGGTACCACCTCAATTGTACAACTGGGCGGTACGCCATACACATTCCCCATCAAAACTGAATTCACCACGACCGTAAGCACAGCTGGCGCTGCCGGCACTGTGTTCTCTGGTGGTTCTTACCCGGCTGGTGGAATTACCCATGTCGGCGCATTCGCGACGACTGGCGCAGCGTCTGGATCAAAGACAAATGGGTCTGGCGCCATTAGCGCGTCAAATATGCCGGCTGGTACATGGGCTGACGTTTATACACACGATTCAACCGGCACACCAAAACTCATGAATTTCCGTGGCGGTTCATCTCTCGCCAAAACAGTGAACTCTGGCGATACCTGCTCAATTCCGACAAGCAACTATACAGTAACGGAGTCGTGACCGAACGACCAACTCAAGACCCAACTGTCGTTATTGAAGATTCCGGGGATGGTTGGGTAAGCTATCATCGTACTGATGGTGTACGTTGGGTAGTTTATGGCAAATGTGTCGGAGTTGGTAATTGTATTATTGGTTCGGTGATCGATGTGCACGGTACGCCAACTGTAGTGCGCGATCACGACCATTTGAAAGAATTGCGAATTGAACTTGGCGCCAATCTCGGCTATGAATTGGACTGCCCTGTAGCTCCTGGGTTTTCTGGCTGCTGCCCGTTGATGGTGGTATTGCTATGACCCAGAAATTCTATCTTCATGCTGCAACTAGCAGTGCTACAGGCACATTGCCTTCAGCTAGCTCACAATCCGGTACTACACCAAGCGTCACTGGTTCTACTACAAACCGGACAATGGATGGCAATATTGGTACAGCGCAAACCAGCCAAGCGCTAACCACTTTAGCACAAACTGGTGCGCAGCAGAATTGGATGACGCGTCATCTCTCTAATCCATTAGCAGCAGGAACTATCGGTGCTGGAACTTGGACATTATCAGCAGCACTTTCCGAGTCAAGCACTGCTTCTGCTGTGAAATTGGAATTGGGCGCCATTTATGTTTGGCGTCCCAGCACTGGTGCTAAAGTTGGCAATATTTTCACTCCAGCCGCTGGTGCGAACGGTCCATCCACTACAGCTGAAACAGCAGTTTCTGCTACTGGTTCTGGTGCTTCGATTACCATCCAAGCTGGTGATTTATTAGTTGTTGAGGTGTGGACATCAAACACCCAAACAATGGCTACTGCTTACACCAATACATTCTTTTATGACGGTGTTACCGAGGCGTCATCTAGTAACTGTGCGTCATATCTGAATGCACCAGCGGATATTCCATTACAACCAGTAGCGCCGACAGCGCGCTCAGTTGGTCTATCTTCTGGCACCTCCACAACCTGCCAATTGAGTTGGACGGCTGACTCTGCCGCTTATCCGCAGCCAACGTATGCCATTTGGCAATCTACCGATGGAACAAACTTTACCCAGATTGCTACCGGACAAACCAACCAGTCTAGTTTTCTTGCGCAACAATTGTCAAACGCCAATCAATATTGGTTCTACATCATAGGTAGCAACTCTGGTGGTAATGCTACATCAAACACTGGCGGGCCGATCAGGCCACCAACTACCGTTGCCAAGTCCTACAACTTTGATGCTGGCGGTAGTGGTGCCAATATTCTGACTACAGATACTGGTAGTGGCACTTCTTTCGATGCTGTTGGTAGTCAATTCACACCCACATACAACAATACATATGCTCATTCAGGCACACAATCGATGGCATCAACTGGCGGTCTCAGCACGGCAGCATCCACGGTCACATGGAACCTTTCCAGTAAGCCAATTGTGTACGCGCGCTTCTACCTTTATATGACAAGTTTGCCAGCATCCGGTGTTACATGGCGACTTTGTACCATTGCTGGGTCTGCCTCAAATATGGATGTCTGGATTAACAATACTGGAAATGTTTTCCTCCAGTCTGGTGGTACTAATGGTTCACTCAGCCAGCACGCAATTCCGCTGAATCAGTGGGTGCGAATTGAGATAGCAATCACGTTTATCGGAACGACTACGACAATTGGCACATTGCGGTTGTATTTGAATGCGGACTCATTCTTGTTGCCCGATGACATGAGTTCAATGACTACAACCGCACAACTTCTGGCTACCACCGTCACCTTTGGACAGTTCGCATCACCAGCTAGTCAGCCTACAATTTGGATGGATGACCTATCTGTATCTGACGTCAATTGGCCTGGCCCAAGCGTATCAGCACCATCAAATGCTGTAATTGTAGCAAGCCCAGCTGCAACTCCATCTCAGAAAATATCAGCCACCTCTGCTGTTATGACGAGTTTTTGGCCGAATATTGGTTCTACATATTTGCTTATTGCTAGTGTACAATCGAATGGTTCAGGCAGTCCTGCAGCTACAATCACAGGGGTTAGTTGGTCGTCTGGTGGATCAGGCTCTTGGGGTGCATCACCATTAGCGTCATATCACCCAGACAATTTCTCGCCACAAGTATCTATATGGGCTGTGCATTGTACGGCTTTTGCTGGTCCATCGGTAATTGCAATTACTGGCAGCTCAGCTGTAATACGCATCATTGCTGCTCTCATTGAAATCACTGGTGACAATTACGCTTCACTATTGGGAGCTTCAACTAGCGGTATCCCATCTGGTTCAACAGCCTCGCTTACGCTCACACCAACTTACACTGGCAGTTTTATTGTTGGGTCATTCCTCGACTGGTTTGAACCTTTCACACCAACACCAAATACAACTACTGCTATTGTTGATTCTGATCAATCCGGTGGGCAAGTTGCTATCGCTATGGGAGGCACCACTAACACCGTGGCTTCGACTGCACAAACTATTGGTGTTACAAATACCGTCAGTGCTAGTGGAGTAGCAATGCTTGCCGCAGAAATTCGAGCAGCAGTTGCTGCTGCTGGTGGTGCTCCAGTTCCTGCTCTTCATTATCGTCAACAACCGTTCACATATCAACCACAACATTCCCGCGCATCTTTCGGAGGATGATATGACTAATGAATACATCGCCCTGCCACGAGCGACAAGTGCGCCATTTGATGTTGTGGTTGTTAGCACTGGTGCTGCGACTTTGAAGACAGTTCTACAAGTTGCTACGCCATCAACGACTGCTATCAAATTGCTAGGCTGGGGAGTCTCATTCGACTCATCAGCTGCTGCGCAACCTGGTTACGCACATTTGCTGGAAACGGGAACAGTTGCCGCAACGGTTACGCAATTAACGCCAGACAAATGGGGCAATCCGCAAAGTCCTGCGAGCCTTTGTGTCGGTGGTACTGCTGCTACTGGATATAACGCTAGCGCAGAAGGTACCATTACCGCTGTGCGATCATTCGATGGTGAGGAGGTATATCCCCAATCGGGGTATAGCTTATGGTGGCCGGAAGGTCATCAACCTATGGTTGACATATCTTCCATTTTGCGCATTCGTACTAAATTCCCAACATCGATCAATGTTCTTCCATGGATCGTCTGGGCTGAACCGGCAATCTGATGGCTCACGGCGCAGGTGCTAACGTACGATTTGGGTTCGTCCCATTCGCAGCACCAAGTGGCGCCATTTCTCCTGTCACAATAGCTGGCTCAGGAACATTAGGCGTCACAGCAGTTGATACAATTCTGCCGGCTGTTACAATAGCGGGCTCAGGTTCAATTGCCACAACCGCTGTTGACACAATTACCGTAACGCCAACAATTGCTGGTAGTGGTTCATTAGCTGTTACACCACTTATACAACATGTGCCAGCAATTTCAATTGCCGGTTCAGGGGCCATATCTGTAACTACAGTTGATACCATTTTGCCGGCTGTCACCATAGCTGGCTCTGGTACATTATCTGTTACGCCACTAATACAACACGTACCGGCAATTTCAATAAGTGGCACCGGCAGTTTGAGTGTTATCGCTGTTGATACCATCCTGCCACCTATCACCATTGCCGGCAGTGGCTCAATTACAGTTTTGGCAGTTGTTGGCATTGCCGTCAGCATAGCTGGAACTGGCGCAATATCAATTACCGCAATTGATCAGATATTACCAGCCATCAGCATTGCCGGCACAGGCGCATTAAGCATCACTGCCGTTGATACAATATTGCCTGCTATCACTATGGCAGGAAGCGGCAGCCTAAGCGTTACTGCAGTTGATACGGTAATCGCACAACCAACTATCGCTGGCAGTGGCACATTAGCTATCACACCGCTACACACTGTCATAGCCACAGTTTCAATTGCCGGGTCTAGCTCACTATCAATAACTGCAATTGACACGGTAGTTGTAGCGCCAACAATTGCCGGCGTTGGTACTTTAAGCATAACAATTTCCGGCACAGTCACAGCAGCAGTTTCAATTGCCGGTTCGGGCACAATAAGCACAACGGCGATTAATACAATTCTGCCGCCAATTACCATAACTGGTTCTGGCGCATTATCTGTTACCGCAATTGATACTGTTGTTGTCGCGCCCACTATCGCCGGCAGCGGTACTTTGAGTGTTGCTCTTGCTGGGACAGTTACGGCAACCATCTCAATTGCGGGCTCTGGTACAATCTCCGTAACGACAATTGACACAATTCTACCAACAATCACAATCGCTGGCGTTGGCTCACTATCGGTTACCGCGATTGACACGATATTCATTCAACCAACAATAACTGGCACTAGCAGTCTAAGCATTACGGCTGTTGATGTAATAACAATTCAGCCGACTATCGTTGGTACTGGCTCGCTAAGTATCACACCAATTGACATCATCCTACCAGCCATTGCCATCGCTGGTACTAGCACACTAGCCATCTCGGCAATTGATACAATAATTGTTACGCCGACCATTTCCGGTAGTGGCGTCCTAAGTGTCGCGCTCGCTGGTACGGTTACTGCTGCCGTTACGATTGTTGGCACTGGTACACTAACGATAACAGCAGTTGATACAATCATATCAACTATCGCAATTGCTGGTTCAGGCACGCTATCAATTACCACAATTGATACCGTTGTCGTTACCATCGCAATGGCTGGCGTCGGTAGCCTGAGCATTACTACCGTTGATACAATTTTGCCGGCGATCCTCATTGCTGGCACTAGCTCGCTATCGGCATTTGCGGTTGTAGGAATTTCCATAGCAATGTCTGGTAATGGCACATTAGCCATTACTGCCCTACATACTGTTATCGCAACCATTTCGATTGCTGGCTCTGGGACCATATCGGTAACCATTGCTTCATTCGTGACTGCCGCGGTAACCATTTCTGGTTCTGGCACATTGTCAATTGCTACGCTTACAGTTGCCATAGTGACAATGGCTGGTACAAGCTCATTGTCGGTTACGGCCATCCAGATATTGGTACCAATAGTTTTGATGGCTGGAACGAGCAGCCTAGCTGTTGTCATAGCAGTTCCGCGTATAACGCCAATAGCCATATCTGGCTTTGGCATATTGAACATAACACCTCTTGATAAAGTCATCGCAGCGGTCATCATTGCTGGTTCTGGGACAATTAGCGTTAGCGCATTGGTGATACCTGCTTTGTCAGTACTCCCAAGCGATCCGATTATTATTCACGTCAACCCTGGAACATTGATATTCAGAGGGCAAGGCAATACCGTCATATTCCACAATGGAACTAATCTTTTAAGGTTCAGAGGACAAGGCGTAACCGCAAAACTGAGCGATACCACGGTAACACCAGTCAAGTAAACTAGGGGCAACGCGAGACGGGAATTGCCATGGGACCATTTACAGTCGGACAAATCCCTGCTGATCCGCAAGTTTGGCAGGTTGTTGATGACAATGGCAATCCAAAGGATTTATCACATTACACTTCAATGCAAGTTGTTATGACCGACCCAGACGGCATAGCGACGCAGCCGGGTAGCGTATCTCCATATGATCCAGCGCAAGTTGGCAAAGTAGTTTGGATCATCAATACGGCACCTAGCATTTTCACAAAAATTGGACTTTACAAAATTGTCGTCAAACTTCTGGGGCCTGGGAACATTCTTGACTTTACCGGAGATCAGACCTTCAATGTCGAGCCAGCCCCAGGAGCAGCGCTCGCCACTTGGGCAAGTTTGTCTGATGTTGCTTCAATAACGAACCAAGATGCTACTGAAGAGGATTTGTTCTCTGCTCAATTCATCATTGAGACAGTTGTCAATAGAACTCCGAATGCGACCAAAATTGGACAGCGCGATTTGGTTTGGCTCAAACGCGCCGTAGCATACCAGACAGCTTGGATGAAAGAAAACCCAGACATATTCTCCAGGCACAAGGTATTGGGAGTTCTACAAGATGGCGTCAATACTATGTTTGCGAGTAAAGATGCGATTTATCTGGGACCATTGGCGATTCGTGCCATAAAGAATGTCAGTTGGATGCGCAGTAAGAGTCTGCGGATGATCACGCCATTCATAGATCGCCAGGCCGACGCTATCAACCCATTGCTGGATGACAGCATTCTAGCATGGGAGGCATTCTCCTGATGTTAGCCCGCGCAAATACCACAATATCCATTTTACGTGGACAAACGGTCGATACATTTGGCGATGAAGAGCCAACCAATACACCAGTGGCTACTGGAGTGTTAGCTTCAATAATCGCACACACCACAATTGCCACAATAGCCAGCCAAGAAGAACCAATGATAATGACATACGTCACTGGTAGAGTTGGCTATAACACGGACATTAAGGTCAATGATCGAATCCTAGATGAACGCAGTGGCGTAACATATACTGTAGACAGCTTCAGTGCCGGAGATTACATAGTCGCAAAACCGGATACAAGGTTGAATTTGAAGGTGATAACTTAATAGCTGGGCAAACCAGCAGGACAGCGCGCGATGCGCCCGCCATAACCGCAAAGGGTATGGCATGGCCAAGTACGTGGGACAAAAGAGCCCATTAATCTCGGGCAGTACAGCCCTGAGCAATTTAGGCATCCCAGCATATCAGCCTAACCAAACCGATGCGCAAGTTGTCGTAAGAATCAACACGAATTGGATTCATCATCTAGATGGTAGAATTCGTGAATTGTTAGAGCGCATGGGCGATGAAATGGTTGAGGACGCCCAGACGCGCGTTCCTGTTTTTACTGGTGAGCTCCAAGATTCAATCACATACTTCATTGAAGGTCGCGGCGTACATTCTCATATGTATTTTGGTGCAACAGCGCCGTACGCGATGTTTGTGGAATTTGGCCATCACACACTAAGCGGTAGTTGGGTGCCAGCTCAGCCATTCCTGCGTCCAGCGCTTTACAAAGTCCGTAATGCTGGCGGTAATGTACCATTCAGGATCGCGCCATGACCACAATGTTTGTCAATACTGAATTGGTCGCTCTGGCGTGGCTATCTGAATTCATGAGCCAAGGGACTTACGCGACGCAATTGCCAGAAGATAATTCTACATGGGCCGCTAATGGCTTTGTGGTTGTTAACGCAATTGGCGGCGCATCTAACATTTATGTGCCAGTGTTGTCTCCAATCGTTGGGTTTGATTGTTTCGCTGTAAGCAAAACCAGCAACAAGGCACCATGGGGCAAAGCGAACAACTTGGCTGAGAAAATTAGGAACCAGTGTTACAAGGTCAAACCGCATCGAGTAGCTGCTATTGGGAATTACCCAGCCGCCAGACTGTTTAGTACATACTGCGTTAGTGAGCCAATACGCATTCGTGATACAACTGGTTATGCAAGATACACGATGCATGTTGCATTGAATTGGGCACCGATCACACTATGACAGATTACGTATTGGTAGGTGAGATCAGCAAAGAGATCATCAGATACAGAGGCAAAGTAATAACGCATACCAACAAAGATGAGATGGAATGGATATTCACAGGAGTCAAAGTAATACAATGTCCAAGCTTTATTACAGAAATGGAAAGGATCCACCTACGACAAATGCCTGATTTTGAATCCTACAAATGGCCCTTGAAGAAATCCGATTTCAGGAGATGACGAATGTCTGTTAATGTGACCAACCTCATTCTGGGGCCTGCTACTCTGTACTACGGTACATGGGGTTCAGCTGGTCCTGCGGAGCCTGCCGATACTACAGTGACTGCCGCGCCGCCTGCTTCAGCTTGGCCGGACATCGGTGGTACCCTTGGTGGTATCAAATTGTCATTCAACCAGACCTACACCGCATTGGATGTAGATCAGGTTGTTGATGTTGTCGGTCGCCGTCTGACTGCTCGCGACATTCAAGTTGTTACGCAGCTTGCTGAAGGCACACTGCAAAACCTGTCTGTTGTGCTCAATGGCGGCACGGTAGTTACCGGCGCAAACCAGAACACATATGACCCTGCTGCTGCTCTCGCTGCGACACAGCCGAACTATGGAGCATTGTTGTTTGACGGGTGGGGTCCCAACCAAAAGGTTCGCCGTGTGATTGTCCGCAAGGTGCTTTCGATGGCCAATGTGGACTCTGAATTCCGCGCAGATGCTCAATGGTTGTTCCCTGTGACCTGGTCCGCGCTATACGTCAGTGCGGCCATTACTCCATTCCACGTCGTGGATCAAGTAACATAATTTGACATCGGAGCGAATCCGTAATGATTGAGCTAGAAACTAAGACTGTCGTTGATGCTGAAGATATGGAGATGGTTCCTATCTTCAGCATTGACGGCGTTGTGTATTCAATTCCAAACAAAGAGCGGCCTGCGGTAAGTTATCAATATCTGTTGTACATTCGTGAGAAAGGCTTGGGCTGGGCCGAAAGTTGGCTTGCCGAAGAATTGCTTGGTAAGGATGGATATCAAGCGCTGCTAGAATACAAAGGTTTTTCTCATGAACTATTTGACCAAGTAACAACTGCCGCTCGGGAAATTGTATTTGGTAATAGGCGCCCAAAAGTCACGAGCCAAAGCAATGGGACAACCCAGAAGCCGAGGCGGAATACCAGGCGCGCGAGTGGGTCATCGACGTAGCTGGAGCAATTGAATCTGATTTCAGCATTTTCCATAGAGTGGATGACTGTTGGGAGACTATGGATTCATACAGATTCTGGAAGCTTGTATGGTATTTGCCACATTATGAAGGTGCTACCAGGAACATGCTTAAGATATTGGCAGACCAAAGAGAGCAACAGCCAGTATACAACAAGCGTGTAACTACAGATGAGGATGGCAATAGGGAAATACCGGCAGAGATGGTGAATGCTACACTTGGCAGCAATTTGATATCATTCGGGCAGGGCTAAATGACTGCATTCGGCGGTGGTTTTGAAATCGCATCTGCCTATGTAGATGTCGGTGTTCGAGACAATGCTTCCGCCGCAGTAAACAATATTGCCAGAAATGCTC